GATTTCGAGTCGGTCAAAAGTACCTGCATGTACAGCAAGTTACTGATTTTCAGTGGCAAGAATAAGCACAATTCGCCGCCAGTGGACAAAAGCATAGCACGAAATCGGCACAACCGATGCTGACCGGACATCGGAAACCATTGACCCGCAGCACTGACGGGCGTACAAAAGCAGATACAGCCACGCGGAGGCATGCCCCATGAAAAAGACGCTCATCTCGGTCGCCCTGCTTGCCGTTCTGTCCGTGCCGGCGGTTGGCGGGCAAATGTATGAATGGCGCGATCCGGCTACCGGTCGGTTGGTGTTGGGCGATAAGCCGCCAAGTGGCGTGCAATATTGGAAGGAAGGCGAGTTGCGTCCAGAAGAAAAAGCGCTCCAAGCCAAGAAAGCCGCAGAAGCGAAAGCTGAGCAGGACCGGATAGATGCTGTAAGAAAAGCAGAAAAAGAAAAGCGAAATCTTGCTATTGAAATCGAGAACGAAAAAGAGCGGAAAGCATATCAGGCAATGCGCGACAAAAAATGTACCGGCAATCCTGAGGATTCCGGTATTCGTATCGGAATGGATGTAGACACATTTAAATTTTGCTTCGGCTTTGGCTTGTATCCAGAAAAAATAAACACCACAAAAACATCAAGCGGCAATAAGGAACAATGGGTTTATCGATTTGGGTCAGAATTTCAATATTATTACTTCACCAATGGAATACTGACAGCAATACAGAAATAAAATAGTGCTCAATAGATTCGTTTGTGCGCTGCTTGGCCACCGCCTTCGCTTCGTGCGGTACGCGCTTGAAGGAGGCAAGGTTTTCAGGTGCGAGCGGTGCGGATTGGTGCTTTGGAAAACGCCCAGCGGGTGGCATCGGTTGGGCAGGGATTGACCACCACTTTGAGCGGGTGTAGGCTGGAATCTCCTAACATCCTACGCAGTCCCCGCCCTGTTTGGCGGCTTTTTTGTGCCTTGCCCTCAATGGGGCAGGCGTCGGGTATCCGTAAGGACCCGGACGGTCGTAGGCCGTTAGGAGCGCCTGCCTCGCCACGCTTGAAGTGTGGGGAAATCCTGAAACCCTACGGAGGTCACCATGACCGCTATCGCTCTCTCCTTCCATGACGTGCAATTTGACATCATCGACCGCAATAGCCAGCCGTGGTTAAGGGGTCACCAAATCAGTGACGCCTTGGGGTATTCTGACGAAAGCTCAATTACCCGCATTTATGCCCGCAACGCGGACGAATTCACTGACTCGATGACCTGCTCGGTCAAATTGACCGAGCAGGCCGGCCAGATGCGTGAAGTTCGCATCTTCTCCCTACGCGGCTGTCACCTGCTGGCGATGTTCGCGCGGACCAAGATCGCCAAGGAATTCCGCAAGTGGGTTCTGGATGTCCTGGACCGTGAAACCGTCACTCCGCATCCCCGTCCCGACCGGACCCGCAAGGCGCTCCCCGGCGGCTTGACCATTGAGCAGCAGGACGCCGTCAAGGCGCTGATCAAATCCAGGGTTGAGATTCTGCCGCACGACCGGCAAGCCAAGGCGGCCATCACTTGCTGGAGCAGCATCAAGAGCAAGTTCGGGGTGAGCTACAAGGCGGTGCCGGCGGAACAATTCACCGAGGTGCTGTCCCTGGTGGCGCGGCTCCCGCTCGAAGAGGAGCTACTGAAGGCGGACGATCCCTGCCGAAATCCGCCGCTGCCCTTCCTCCAAGGCAAAATGGGCGAACGGTTCCTGATCCGCCTCGACGGCGGCGGCCGATACAGCGTCATCCCGCTGGGCATCACCGAAATCGTGATCGATCTTTCCGACCTCGTGGCCATCGACCAAGCCCTCGACACCTGGCGCGACTTCGCCAAACGCAAGGAGCTTCGCTACTACCGGGCCGGCATGGCGAATCTGCAAAACAACGACCACTGAGTTTGAGGCCCTGAAAAGGTCCGCGCCAGGGAGGGCGGAATCAATCTATTTCAAAAAAAGATCGCAAAACCCCTTGCATTGGATGTTATAGGATCATATAATAATAGCCAATGAAGGGCGGCATGGGGCCGCCTAGGAGATGAAGATGATTATCAGCAGCCAGCGGTACATTGATGATCGGATTGTGGCTGAAAAGCTGGAATCTAATGATTTTACTATTACGGTGTCACCAAAATTCGAAATCGATGGAACTGAATACCAAGTTTTGATGGACGGAAACCATTCCCTAGCCGCCGCCAAGCTCGCGGGAGTCGAGCCTGAGATTATCGTGGCGACCGCGCAGACTAGCGACAGGATATGTTTGTTAGAATCCGGCTTGATTGACGATTTTATGCAGGCCGAATGGATTGATTCCGACTGGTACGATGTTGATACTGGAGATACAGTGTGGGCGTGAAGACGACAGAGCACACCCGCAAACTCCGGCAGGACACCGCCAACCGCCGCGCCGAGGAAGTCATCGCGGCTGGCGGGTGGCGGCTGCGACTGCTCCTGCAGCCCGACGCAGCAAAAGCACTGCGGGAAGAAATGCAGCGCACCGGAGAAACCGCAACGGCGATCATCAGCGAGCTGCTCTTGCAAAAAAAATCGTGAAACCCCTTGCATTTGAGGATAATCGAATGAAAACCAAGCTCAACCCACATTGCGCGGACGGACATTTTGTCCACAATACCGAAACCGGGGTTACGGAGATGCAGATCGAAGGTAAAACAGTCAGTTTTCAGAATCCGCTCGGAACGAGAGTCGTTGAAAATAGCGTGCAGCTCTGGGATGGCATGCAAGACGACGGTCGCGGCAACATCGTTGACCAGGACGGCCGTGTTGTTGGATGCGTTGAATGGGTGAAAAACGCCCAATAGCATCCTACACCTCAATCTCCAAGTTCACCAGTCCCGGCGCATCACCATCCAGCCGGCCATCCCGCACGAAATAGCGCTGCCCCGGCGTCCCGGCACCCTGGACTCGGACGATGGAACCGCCGGGATACTGGATCGAGCACTCCCCAGCGTCGGCGCTGATGCACGTCCCCACCGTCCGCAAGGAGCGACCGGTCAGATCGGAAAACCGCTTGTAGAGATTTTTCACGCCTCCACCTCCCGCCGCTCCAATCCCACCGACTGCCGCACCTTCAGGCCGTCCTCGGTCCAATCCGCATTGACCTTGACGCTTCGACTGATCCCCTTCATGCCGGCGATGGACACGACCAGCCCCGGCCGGACCAGTCCCACCTCGGTCGTCAACTGCAATTCCGCATCCATCTCGAAGCCCGCCCCCGAGTCCGACAGCGCGTTCAGTCCACGCTGACGGGCCGCCACACCCTCCGGGTCGCAGAGCAGCTCGTCAATCAGCGGCGCGTCGGGTTGCAGCGCCCCATCGGTGCCGGCGATCTTGACCAGCGCCAGCGCGCCATGGGTGGTGCCGGACACGTACACCCCATTCAACGGCAGGGTATAGACCGGGGCTTGCGTCAGGGTGATGACCGCATCCTCGGGCACCAGCAAATCAGCGACCTCGCCATCGAGCAGCCAGCTCGCCGCCGGCCAGCGCGGCTGGGCGGTGATGATTTGCGCCGCCGGATCGGTATACAGCCCGTCGTCGGTGGCGCCGATCAAGCGCAACAACGCACCGATGGGGGTATCGGTCCGAACCCAGCGCCCGCCAGGTACCAGCCAGTTCGCCGCTTGCCAATCCACCGTCCAACCAGTGTTCTCCAGCGCCTGTTCGGCCAATTGCACGATCTCGCGCGGGTTGCTCTCGCTCAGATTCCGGCTGGGTGTGTAGGGTGAATGCAGCCAGGCGGACCGGGATCGGCCTTTGAGGGTGACGCGATTCGATCCGAACGACCGGGCGTTCGAGGGCACGTCCAACAGGAACTTCCACGGGAAGCCGTTGATCGTGGCCAGTACCTCGCAAGCCAGCGGGGTCGGCTGCACCAGCGGCCAGGCGTCCGGCCCGGCCAGGGTGGCGGTCAGGCCCCAGCACCAGGAATCGAAATCGGTTTCGACGGTCATCGACGTGCAGGGCAGCGGAGTCAAATCCGGCCAGCGCACCAGGCTGGCGCTGTTGAGGCTCATGTAGGTTCTCCGTTTGACGACCTCGCGTTCCGCGACCAACACGCACGGCACGCGGCCGATGTTAAGGCGAGTGCCGGGCAGCGGGCAGACGATATTCAGCCGGGCACCCCAGGGGGTCGGTACCGGCTTGGGAATGGCTGGGCCGGGGTTGGCGGCGTTGGCGGGATAACCGGCCTGCCGCCAGTGCTCGATCTCGACGCCGATCAGCCGCGCGCCGTCGCCGTGGCGGTCGATCCAGCCTTTGGACAAAGTTGTGCCTTGCGACCACCGCTGTCGCCACGCTGGCGTCAGGCGTGGCAGGGTGCGAATCCACGGGGCCGTTTCGCCACGATTCAGTGGTGCCCCATCCCGCCACGCCTCGCTCGCATCCTGAACGATCCGGTCCGACTGCCGCCAAGCATCGCCGCCGGCATTGAGTCGAGAGTCTGCCTCTCGCCAGCGATCCGCGCCGATACCCGCCAGCGCCAGCGACGCCCGCCAATGCTCGACGGGGCCCGCGCGCAAGGGGTCAGCCGCCTGCCAGCGATCCCGGCCGGACGCCGGCAGGGCGGTCGCGGCCCGCCAGCGACTGGCGGTTCCGGCCCGCACGGGCGCGCCGGCCTGCCAGGTCTCGGACGTAACCGCGTGTACGGCGGACAGCAGATTGGGGTCGTAAGCGACACGAGCCACGGCGCGAATACCACCGGTGCGGGCGGCGATGGCTACCCGCGCCGGGATACTGATCCGCACGGCGGCGCGAATACCACCGGTGCGGGCGGCGATGGTCAGCGAGCGGTCATTGTCGCCACCGCCACCGATGTTGAGCGCGGTGTTTCCCGCCGTCCCGCTGATATTGAGCGGTGCGCCGCCGACCGGCGGGGTGTAGGGCATTTAGCCCTCCGTCACGACAAACGACACCACCGTGGCATAGGCCCCCACCACCAGCGACAAGTTGTCCAGCTCGATGGCCGCGCCGGAGCCGACCCCGCCGATATTGTAATCGCCGATGACTCCATCCGACGCATCGTAAGCGCGGGCAAACGCGGCGGTGCCGGTGGCGCCGATCAGCGCGGCGGCGAGGGTTGCGGCGGTGAACACCCCATCGCTCACATCGCCGGCCGGGTCAGGCAGGTCGAACGTCACTAGCGGGGTTTGATCGGTAATCGCGGTATCGGCGTCTTCAGGCACGCCGGACCCGGCGTCGTAGATCACCAGCGTTCCGCCCGCCAGCCAGCCGGCGTGCAGATTGGCGCGGGCGGTGCGGCGGGCCGACGATAACCGGATCAGATCGCTCACGGCATCGGCTCCGGCGTGACTAGATCGGCGATGGCGGCGTTACGTTGATCGCCCGAGGTGTGATCGTGGGCAACGATAAAGTACCCCCTCTCGATATATTTGATATAGGGAAAATCATAGAGGCCATCGGCATCGCTGATTTTTTCGCGTATCAAAACGCCATTTAATCGGGCGAATAGTCGCATTCGATACACGCCAACAACGCCTAGGCGTGACACGTAATCACTGATTCTTTGAGCGCCGCCATATTCCATGTCCCGCCGCAGTGTCGTAGTCATGAAGCGTCCCGCCATGGCGCTATCTCCAAGGCCCGGTAATATCAATGGCACAAGACGCGGACAAGTTGTAAAGCGCTTGCACCATGACGGATCGTCCATTCAATTGCGGTATATCAGTCACAATCATCCCATCGGTGGGGCCACCCGCCGATGGACCGGTATGAATAGGATTCCAGATCCCAGGCGCTAAACCTCGCGCCAAACTTGTGCCTTCCCACAATTCGATGGGCCACGCATGAAATGAATTATCGGCCGGGGCTGGATACGCTTGCGTGTTGATGCCAAGTTGCGTAAATCGACTATGTGAATAGGCCGTTACACTGACTGGCGATCCAAATTGCGAGTAGCTACGAGAAAGCAACCCCCACGAGCTCATGACGTGATATGCAAAAACATAGGTAGCCGATGTAGATGCATGGAGAATAGACGCATAGGCGTCACCCGATTTATAGACAATTAGGTCGCCGAACTCCAACGCCCCGTACCAGTTCGTTCCATCGTTTTTAACAAACAAATAGATAGATTGCGCGTCCGCAAATAACCGCCATTGTCGAGCCGTAGAGCTTACCGCGCTACTCTTGCCGAAATAATACGCTCCGCTGGCTGGCGCGGGTCCGGTGCCGGTATCTACGTCGCTCATCGTCTCGTACATGATGAGTGTCGAGTATTGCGCCGGGGTATCGTCAACCCGCAATAGCGATGCGCTGGCCGGGTAAGGACGCGCATAAGCGGCTTTGTTGGTGCCGCTGTATGCTTTTGTCCATCCAGCGGGAGCCACCTTGGCGGTAATCGTTCCTGTAGCTACCTGATCGGCAACGCCGGTCGCATCGAACGCGAAGCTATTTGCGTCGATCCGGGCGATGCGCTTTTTGCCATTCAGCACCGCTGGCGTCGATCCATCGATCAGTAGCACAACATAATCCAGGAACCCGTGGCCGGCTTTTACAGCGGTCGCCACGCCACCAGAAACTGTTAACGACGTCAGGGTGACGGACCCAAACCCATTGAGAAGACAGGCATCCAGCACGGCGATCAGGGTTCCTGCCGTACCTGAAAGCGCAGGCGCCCCCGGCATATCGCTGGTAAACCACTTCACATCGACGGGGTTGCTCATTTATGCGTCCACGTTCCCGATCAACAGCAGTTCCACCGAATCCGGGTCTTGTCCGGTCGGTTCCGAGGGTTGCACCGCTCGGATCAAATCCACCGGGTAAGCGGCGCCGATCAGGTTGAGCCGCAGGCAGTTACCGTTGGCCCAGCCCGCGCCCCAGCCCTGATACGGAATCGTGAAATAAGGCTGGCCGGTCAGCGTGTTGACCGGCGCGCAATCGACACTGGTCGTACCGGAACCGATCAATCCGAGATTCTCGCCGATGACATTGAACGCGGTGGAGCTGGTGAACTGCACCAAAATCCGGTCGGGATAGGCGCCGAGGTTGCTGACCACAATCGGCCAGTTCACATCGTCATATTGCGCCAGGGGTTCCGACCCAATCAGCTCGTCCGACCAGACGTTGGTCCATGTGCTTTGCGCGAACAGATTCGCTACACGCGCTTGCAGGGTGCCGATATACAGCACGCCGGACACCCGCGAGGCATCGGCCGGGTAAGCGTGACTCAGGGGCTTGTTAAGGCTCAACGTGCCGTTGATGTCCACTGCGGTCAGCCGCGCCAGGTCGGCGACGGTGTGTAAGAGTTGATAGGGCGATGTGTATCCGGTCAGGTTAAGATCGGCGGCCATCGTGACGTGGCCCAGCTCGCGATCCACCGAGAAAAAGCTATCCGGCAGGCGTTGACCGCCCGCATCCTCGATGGCGACCCGGTACAACCGGACCCGCCCGCAGTCGATGACTTGCGTGGGGCTGAGATTGCTTTGCGCTAGGCTAGCGGTGTGATGCACCAGCACTAGCCGCCCGGCGTTGAAGATCAGCGCCTTGCCGTCGGGCGGCAGGCGGGCGGCATTGATGCCCAGCAGCGTCGAATCCGGTGGGATGGTGGTCTGGGCCACCGCGTTGTAGAGCAACGTCCCATCGAGCGCCGGCTTCGGATACCAGATTTTGAGCGTTCCGGCGAAATCGACCCGCGCATCGGGGTCGTACCAGGGCTGCGCCTTCTGTTCCGGCGTCAGGTCCGCGTCCACCTTCCACATCCCGAAGCGAACCCGGACGATGCCCAGCGGATAATCGACGCGGATCGTGCAGTCCGCATCCTCCAGCGACCCAGACCCGTCCACCACCTTTGATTTGGCCACGCCGGTCAGAGTGGTGTACCGGAATTGCAGCGTGCCGGATTTGATCGGCGCCACCGGGGTGCGAAAAACCACTTCCTCGATGGGCCGCACGTCCATGGAAGTGACCAGCGAAGTGAGTGAAAGCGTGTTGGCCCCAGCGATCCAGCTCGACAGCCGCACCCGGCCAGATACCGGGTCCACCGTGCCCGACGGCGTGCCCGCGCCGGTATCGGGCAGCGGATCGCGGTACACCAGACCGGCCACTTCGGCGAAGAGACTGCCGGCCAGTCGGAAGCGGGTCGATCCCGGCACGATGGTTTCGGCGTAGCCCTTGGTCAGATCGAATTCGAGCTGATCGGCAGTGACTACTTCCACGGCGGTGGTGTCGCCGCCCACCACCCGGTAGCGGACTTTCACGTAGCCGCTGGTGTCGTCGGGATAGACCGCCCCGGCGGGCTTGTAGACGAAACCGATGAAACTGTTGCGATAGACCGGTTTGGTCCCGCCGCTTTCGGCGCTGGTGCCGATTTGCACCACCGAGTAGTCGGCCTCGGGAATCGACACGGTTACGTCCGGCAGGAAATCCAGGGTGCCGGCGGTGTAGTTGATGGTGCCGTTCGTTCCGCCCGAAATCGGCAACGCCCCCGCGCCGTCGTCGCGGATGGTCTTGATGGGATCGATGGCCCGGAACAGTTGTAGCTCGGCCGGCTGCTCGCTGATCGCGTCGTAATCCAGGATCAGCACGTTCCATTCGATCTCGACGGCCCCCGGCTTGATGTTGGTGTTGGCCAGTGCAAGGGCCAAGTGGGCGTTCGGCTCCCGCAGCGGGTGCGGGAAGGTATCCTCGATGGGATCGCCCCAGTCGTAGGTAATCGTGAATTCCAGCCCCTTGACCGGCAAGTACGTAGGCCGTACCCACCAGGCGCCGGTGGCATAGTTGATGGCCCCAACGCCGCCCGTACCGGTCAGATTCCCCACCCCATCATCGGCCAAGCTGCCCGGATTGTCGCCGCCCCACGTCACGGTGACACTGTTCGGCGCCAGGCCGCCGTGCTCGGTTTGTCCGCGAATGACCGGGGCATCGACGGCTGAGCCGCCGCGCGGCGTGTACAGCGCCGGCGTGCCCCATTGGTAGATGATCTCTGAATCCACGTCCGGCAGGCCGCCGGCGGTCCAGGTCGCGGTGCCGGTGCTGAAATTGAGCTGGCCAGACCCGTAGCTGGAGTCCGCGCCGCTGATTTGCCCGCCGCCTTGGTCGCTGATCACATACCACTTGTTGGCGACCCGGTAGCTGATGCGCAGCGTGCCCGGCGATGGGATCGGGCTCAGGGTCTGCACCCACACAAAGCCCTGATTCTCGGCGGTGACGATTTGCGCGGCGGATTCCGCGACTTGCAGCGGGCGCGCGGCCGGGCGGAACGTGACGGTCTTGCTAGCGGTGCCGTAGTTTGGGCACGCATCGTTCCAGGTCACTACCCCGTTGCCGTAATCCACGTCGCCGACATGGGTGGTGCCCAACAATGCCTTGCCGTTGTCGTCGGTGATCGTGCTGCCCGATACCGCAATGCTGAGCGTGCCGGGATAGATGCCGGTGCCGCAGTACAGCGCCACGCCGGGCTTGATGCACTGCGTGGTGGTGGTGAAATTGACGGTGCTGGCGTTGCCCGGCACCAGGGCCGGCGAATCGCCCGCCGGGTTGACATCGGGCAGCGCGGTTTCTGTTAGCGAGGTCGGGACGATGGGCGTGTACAGCGTATCGACCTGAATGCTGTAGTCGCTGCTCGCGGCATCGGCCACGGTGGGGCGGATTCCGTACAGCGGCACCGCCTCGGCGTTGTAGCGGGTCTCGTAGATTAAGGCGGTAGCGGCGCTGACGCTGGGATCGGATCGCGCTGGCTCCGACCCGGTAAAGTTGGCGTCCAACGGTTCGGCGATCTCGCAAGTCACCTCGCGGATCTGGAACGAACCGCTGTCGGCGTAGATGGTCCGCAACTGGTCGAGGACTCTGGTGATCCACAGGAACTGACTGTATTGCTCGACCGTGCCGGCCTTGGCAACCAGCTCCAGCCGCAAGCCCACGCTGGGCAGTTTCGTTTCCGGGCGCTGCCACAACACCACCGCTCGCTGGCTCTTTAAATGCTGGCCCCATAGCCAGCCAGGCCAGCGCGCGCCCCGAGTGATGGTCTGCTCCAGTCGAGCCTTGATCGCATCCCGCTCGTCGAAAAAATCGCCGGTGGAGAACGCGACCACCGACACGGCGGGATCGTCCGGCGCCTTGAACACCACCAGTCCGGCGTCCAGATATTTATCGGTGTTGGCGCTGGTGACTCCCGCGTAGGCTTTGACAATATCGACCCCACCAGCGGATCGCTTGACGTCGGTCAGATCATCCACCAACTGGTTCTCGCCGCCGGATACAATTTGGCGGCCGGTCATGCGCCCGCCGCCATCGGCGTTTTGGGTCATGCGCTCTGACTGGAAGAATTTCAGGTCGGCGACAGTGATGGTCATCAGCGGAGGCTCCGCGCTTGGGCGCGTTCGATTTCGTCGAGGAAACTGGTGGGATCGGTGGTGGTGGTGGCATCAAGCCCCCGCCCGTTAACGCCGATCAGATTGAGGTTGTAGGTGCGAGCGCTGGTGCCGGAGCCGCTGGGCAGGGCTGCCGCCCCGGAGCCGCCAGGGAGCGCGGCGACGCTGGTGTTGTTCGCGGATTGCTGCTTGGCGGCGTCGGCATCGGCCTTGATGTTCTTTTCTTTGAGCGCGTTCAGCTCGGTCAGCTTGCGAGCTTGCTCGTCGTAGAGCGCAACGAGGTCCCGGTTGCCTTCCAGCTCGGCTTGCTGCCGCTTGGCTTCGATGTCGGCCAAGGCTTGCTGGTAGTCGAGCTGCTGCTTGAGCAGCGCGGCTTTTTCGGTGTCGCCTTGTTCGGCGGCGATTTCCGCGTTGAGGCGGGCGATGTTGGCGCGAGCATCCTCAGCCTCGGATTGCATTTCGCGGAGCTTGACGTTGGCATCATCAATAGCTGCACGCAATCCAGAAAGGTCTTGCTCATCCAGCAAGTTGAAAGCGCCATCCGCTTGTTTCGCGGCATAAGAAAGAAGGTTTGTCGCGTTGACGCCCGTTGAGCCCATGTTTTCAAGACGAAGCCTGAGCGCCTCAGCCGCCGCTGCTTGTTCGTAATACGCTTCTTTTGTTTTCGCGGCGGCTAGCTCAATCGCGGCCTCGGCCTTTCTGAATCCATTCATCGCGAACAACAGCTTTTCGCTGGCTTGATCTTCAGCCTCGACGGCCTCTAAAAACTTCGCGCGGTACTCGACCAGCGCGGCGCTTGAGTCGTCGGTACTGCTGATGAATGCGCGCTGAGCGTCAACGGCGGATTTATAGGAGTCGAGAAAACCTTGGTGGACAAGCGTGCTTTGAAAAATCGCTTCAAAGTACCTACGCGCCGACCCGGACAATTCGTCCATTTCGGATCGGGTCCCGGCGAGATATTGAGCGAGCAGTTTGTTTGCGTCGGTCGTGTCAACGACATGCTGTGTGTTCGTTTCTTGAGCGTCGCTGTTCGCCTGAACCGCTTGGGTGTTCTGCTGGGTCTGCTCAGTGTTTTGCTGGGTTTGCTGGGCATTCTGCTGCGTCTGCTGAGCCGCAATCGCTTTGACTTGAGCCGTAATTTGTTCGGCCTCGGCCTGCTTGCCCAGCGCGACCAGCTTTAGCTGTAAGGCGGCAATCTCTTTTTGCGTCGCCTCGGTATTGGAATTTGTGGCCTGCAATGCGGCGATCTTTGCTTCAACGCTGGCTTTCTCGGCTACGATTTCGGCTTGTTTGGCATCCGCCAGGGTCTGTGCCCACTTCGCCTCCAAGGCCGCTAACTGGGCGCTTTTCCCGATGGCATCGGCGGTGTCGCCCTTGGCGTTGGCTAGATCAATTTCAGCGCGTAAGCCGGCAATTTCGGCATTGGCAACCGCTTCCAGCGCGTACAGATAATTCCCGGATGCGCTGACCAGTTGCTGCGCTTTTTCAGCCGCGCGCTGTTTCGCGGCGGCTCCGCTTTCCTCGCTGCTAGCCTCCAAGGCCAGCTTATCCGCCAGCGCTTGCGCCGCCTCGGCCTCAGCATGTTTAGCGACGGCGCTCTCTTGGGCCAGCGCCAGGCTTTTCTGCTGTCCAGGCGTCAACTGGGCCTGAACATTCCGCAGCTTCTCCAGGGTGGCGATCTTGGCCTCTTCGGCGTTGGCTTCGGCCTGTGCGAGCCCGGCCGCTTGCTGGGCGGCTTTGGCGCGCTGCTGAGCGATCTCGATAGTCAGCCGCTCAACTTCGTTCGTATCGCCAAGGGCTTTCGCCTTGTCGATCAGCGCTTGTGTTTCGACGATCTCCGCGTCGGAGACTTGCTTGAGATATTTCTCGCGAGCCTGCAAGGTCCCGCCCACTTTATCGAGGGCGGTGATGAGCTGGTTGTAGGCTGTGACTTGCGAAAGGTCGGTGGCGAGGGATTCTTGCTTCACCCCCGCCAGCCGGACCAACAGCGCCTCATGCTTGGCTTCCAGGTCGTTCAGCTTCGCCACCGCGTCAGCCTGCGCGCCTTCGGCTTCGGTCAGCAGTTGCGCGCGGGATTTCGATTCCGTTAGCGCTTCCCACAGCCCGACCTGCTGGGTCTGGAGCCGCTCCACTTCAGCCGCCGCGTCGGCGATCGCTTGCCTTTGATCGCGCATGGCATCGCCGAGCTTGACCGACGCGGCCTCCAGTTGGGCGCGATTCAGTTTCTCAAGTGAGGCAACATACTGATCCGTGGACCCGTTAAGTTCATCTGTCGCGGTTTTCTGCTTCGAGAATGCCGCGTACAGCAAGCCAAATGCCGAGACGGCCGTGAGGATCAAGCCCGCAGGTCCGGCAAGCAATCCCATCGCCCGCGAGAACAACCCGACACTGGCGGCAGCCGGGCCTTGCGCGGCATTCAGCGCGGCCTGAGCCGCCGCATAACGTTGAGTGGCGGCGGCGGCGGCATTGGCGGCGGCGGTGGCTTGCCCTCGGGCAATGGCCAGGGCTTCCTCGCTGGCAAACAGGCCAGCCAGGGCCTCCAGGGAGGCCAGTTGCGCCTGAGTCGCCCGCTGTTCCGCCAGGGCGCGGTTGTACGCTGCCTGAGCGGCGGCGACATGACTTTGCGCGGCCGCGATATTGGCGGCCTGCTGCTGTTCGGCAGCGATAGCCTGCTGCCGAGCGGCATCCCGCGCCGCGATTGATGCCGTGACAAACTGTCCGGTACTTTGCGCGGCCTTGGCGGCACTGGCGGCGAAAGCCGCCCCCATCAAGGCCGCCACCGCATCCATGTTGTCGGCGAGGAACTTCAAGCCATCGGCTAGCGAGCGAGTCGCGCCCAGTTGCTCGTTCAGACGGCCGACAAAGAGCGTTGCGGCGTTGTCGAGCTGCTGCGTGGCCTGAGCGACAGTCTGCGGGAGCTTGGCATAGGTTTCGTCGATGGCCTGCTTTTGCGAGAGCAGCGCTTGAACCACACGATCCGAGGTGAGCTGACCAGCCTCGGCCAGGCCGCGCATTTCGCCGACCGTGACACCCAACCCGTCGGCGATGGCCTTGATCAGCGCCGGGCTGGCCTCGATGACGCTGTTGAATTCCTCGCCCCGCAGCACGCCCGAGCCCAGCGCTTGCGTGAATTGCAGCGTCGCGCCGGCCGCCGCGCCCGCTTCCGCGCCGGAGAGCTGCATGCCCTTGGCGACCACACTGGTGACATCGGCAACCTGTTGCTGACTGATGCCCAGACTATCCGCGTTCTGCTTGACCTTGCCGTACAGCCGGGCCGTGCTGTCCAGTTCAGCGTTCGCGTCCTTGGCGACATTCGCCACCGACTGCATGGATTTTTTGTAGTCAGCCTCGTCGTCCGTGGCGACCTTGACTTGATTGGAGAGGTTGGTGAAGGCGTCGGCGCGGTCGATCAACGCCTTGGCGCCGCCGACGCTGACGGCCGCACCAATCAAGGCCCAGAACGATTGCAACGGCTCCAGCGCGGCGCTGGCGGCATTGCCAATCCCAGCCAGTCCGGCGCGCGTCCGCTCGATAACGGCGGCGCCTTCGTCCCGGACCCGTAGGACCAGTTCAGCCAGCAGGGAACGTGTTGCCATTATCCGGTTCGCCGATCCACGGCCGTCTCCAGCCGTTTCAAGAAGTCAGTTTGTAGCGCTTGCGCGGCTTTTCCCAAATCGCTATCGCTGAACAGAATGCTCAGCAACGCGGCGGCCGACGGCCCCAAGGCCACGGCCAAGTCGTGCCCTTTGAGCCGGGTGGTCAAAGGCGCCTGGTACTGCCCGAAGGGATTGACGAACCCAGCCGCCACCTTTTTCCCGCCCGGCCAATCGATCAAGATGCGATGGCGGGTCGGGTGACCGGTGGGTTGATGCGTCCAGCGGTAGTCAGGAACCGGAATCCCTTTTTGCGATGGCCGGATTTGCGCCCGGTAATCGTTTGGTCGGTTGGATCGCCGAATCGGCGTTCGAGAATTCAGCAGCGCGCGCCGCAATCCGGTTTCCGCCATGGCCAATACCACCAGCCGGCGCCGAGTCGCGGTCGCGGTGGTGCCCACCGACCCGCGCGCCGCCCGCGCGATTTCCCCTTTGAGCGCGCCGATCGTTTGGATGGCCTCGGCCAACCCGCGCTGTTCAATCAGGTCGCTGGCGGCCATGGCTATTTCGTCACCAGCCGGATGGCATCGACAAAGTACAAATGCCCAGCGCCGGGATTGGGCGGCGGGAACGATTTGAAGACGGAGAGCGGGGTCACGGAGAGCGGCCCGTCGGTCCCGTGCAGCGGGATGACGGTAAACGTCCGACCATCGTGCAGGGTCAGCACGAATTCAGCGCCTGCCGTCCATAGCGCGGCGCGGAGGTCAGCCCGACTAGACCAGCCGCGATAGAGCTGCGCGTTCGCGATGAACGCTGTATGGCTGTTGCCATCCTTGGCGCCACGCAAGGTGATCGGCCTGCCGGCTTGCTTTTCGCCCAAATCGAGAATCAGCGAGCCAGTCAGGCCGTATTCGGTGCTTTGCGCGATGGGCGACCAGGCGTCCTCATCTGACCACACCAGGCCGTCGGGCAGCGTCAGGGCGCCCAGCGTGATGGCCATGGCGCCGCCGGATTAGCTGTTGCGGACCTGGAAGGTCAGCGGGGCATTGTAGCCGGTCGGGGTCAACAGCTTGCCGCCCAGCGTGCCCGCCATCCAGCCGCCCTTGGCCCAGTCTTGTGCCGCGCTGTTGCTGACACTGGCCTTGACCACCAGCAGCCGCCCCCACTGGGCGGAACGCTTATCGTATGCTTTGCCGCGCAGCATCAGATAGGCGCTCTTGGCCTTGCCGCCCTCGTAAGTTTCGCCGGCCACAGTCTCGGTGGCGTAGCTGAATTTCATGCCAGTGCCGACCGCGTCGGCGTGGATCGCCATGATCATGCCATCGACGGTATCGACGACGTATTTCGCCGCGTCCACCGCCGCGTCGGCGCTGGTCTTGAGGGATAACCCAGTGGCGCTGAGGTATTTGTTGGCGACCGGAACCCAGATGTTGAGGGCAGTATCGACCGATTCATCGACGACCGACGCACCGGTCTGAGCCAGGGCCGAATCATCGGCGCCGATGACCAGGTTCAGCAGGTCTTTCGGCATGGAGTTGAATTCCATGCTGAGCGTGCCCGCCTCGGTCGGCTTCGGCACGCTGTCCAGCACCTCGCCGACGCTGCCCGCTTGGTTCGACACCAGGTAGTCGTCTTCTTGGGTGATGGGCGTGGTTTCGAGCTTGGTGATATTGATCGGGCCGAAAAACTGACTGGGCGGCGTGTCTCCGGTCCAGAGGCCGTATTTCATTGCGCATTCGATATACAGCGGACGATGGTCGAAGGCCATGTCGGGGTCTCCAGCAAGGGAAAGGGCGTCTCACGACGAGCCATGCCAAAAGATTAGAGGATCTTATGGCGGTGATATATCAGTGTAATCAAGAACATAATCAAACCAGACAAACATCGAGAACGATGCGACATTATTGCCTTCGCTGGGCGGCTCAAAAGTGGGGGGCTCTACCGCCAACGGTTTTCCGTACCGAGCCAGCGCTCTTCGCGTATCGTCCAGTAGATCGTCGCGTTTCGTTTCCCAATCATCCTTGCCGGATACTTCTCCAAACAACAACACGCGACGCTGCCAAAACTGCATGGGGCTCCACGGATGAATTTCAGCGTCATCGTTATTTGTCACGCGCTCATCCAAGGACAACAACATCAGCATCGGCAGATTGTCATCATTGGTCGCATCGGTTTCCGGCTGACCTGAATCCACGATCACGTCTTGCCGGTAACCATTGGCCACCGTGATCGTTTTCAAGTGCGCCTTGAGCGCCTGAAAAGCAATCGATGCGGGCGTGCTCATATCGGCACTCCCCACAACAAGCGAACGACCCCATCGTCGCCGCCGGACACCAGCCCCAGCACCTCATAATCGACGCCGCGTGTCGTCACCCGGTCGCCTTTCTTCGCCCGCCCGACTTCGATCAGCGGCAACTCCAGCCGGGCACGATAAACCACGGCCTGACTGTGCTCGCCGATGAACGGCGCGTCATGGATCACGAAACACCGGGTATCGATGGGATCGCCGCCGGCCGGCGTATAAACGGCCGGATCGCCCACCAGCTCGGTGCAGGACGCCAGCCAGTCACGCCCCTTGTTGTCCGGGTTGCGGACGTGATTGACGTGGAAAAGCTGCAAGCCATCCACCAGATACCAGCCGGCCAGCAAATCGGGATACCGCATGCGGCATTGAATTGCCGCCGGTGAACGCAGCCCTCCAGAGACCGGTACGCTACCGGTAGCCGCTACGGAAAACCCGCCCCACACCGTCGTCACGGCGACGGCGCTCGGCGGATCGCCGGACAGTTTCTTGATGACGACACGGCGGTTGAGTTGCCCGGCCCTCATGACAACCCCAGGCCCAGCAAGTGGATTCGATAGGGCGAGAGCAGCGCATCCACGAACGGCATCCGCGTGACTTGGATGCCAGCCGCCACGGCCTCGCGCTGCTCGTGCCATTGGCCGATCTGCAACAGCATCCAGCTCTTGATGTCGGACGGAATCACTGTATAGCCGGCGGTATAAACCACCTGCACCGCGCCGGACCACGCCGAATTCGGGATCAGCATGGCGTCATCGCCCAGATATTCGGTATATGCCGTCGTAGGCGTTCCAGCATCGGTCACACTGACGATGGCCAGCACCGGCCAGCGCGGTATGGCCAGCGGATTGGACGGGGCATCATCGTAGAGCGTCCATTGCTGATTCATGAGCGCCCGACCCGTGTAGGCTTCGGCTTGCTCTCTGGCAGACTTGATCATCGACTCGAACAGATCATCCTCGTCGGCGTACTCGACCCGCCGATGCCGTTTGACCGTATCGATGTCTAGCGGCTCGCTAGTCGGATCGGCGCTTCGATAGTGGCGACGCATGGACGGCCTTATCGGTCGGCTGGGCAGGGATGGGCGGCATGGCTTCCGCCGACCCCGCCAAGATCAGCTTTTGAGCGTGCTGCGGCAGAAACGCGGCCACTTCGCCCACGTTGTACGGGCGATGCGACCGGACAAAGCGGACGCGCATCATTACGCGGTAGCCAATCCGCCGAAGACCGCCACGCCGCAAATGCTGGCAGTGTCGGTGCCGGTCGCCGATAGATCGGGAGTGGCTTGGATGCGCACGTAACGCCGCGCTCTGGACAGGTCATAACCCAGCGTGCCCACGCCTACCTCGGTGCCGCCGGCGGCACTGGTCAGCGTCAAGATCACCGCCGGGTCGGTGATGTCGGCCCAGTTCGACCCGTCGGCGGAATCCTGAAGATTGGCGGTGATGGTCAGGCTCTTGGTGGCTGCCAGCGTCGCCTTGGCATCCACGACAAACAGCACGCTGTTGGGCCGCGCTGATAGGGCGGCGGTGTCCAGCGTAACGCCGTTGACTTCCGTGGCATCGCCGGAGCCGCCCGCCGTGGCGGCGGTGACGGCCAGCGCGTGAGCGGCCAGCGTGACCGCCTTCAGGTCTTTCATGCCCATGCTGCTCATGTCTTAGGCTCCCCAGGTGACGCCGGTCAGGACCGCCACGGCTTCCGCGTGGCGAACGGCGAGGTCGTTGGCCAGAATGACGCGCACCACGGTCTGATCCTTCGAGAACGCGGCAACCACGGCGGTCCCGTCGTGATAAGCGGCCTCACTGGAAACATCGACGATGGCATTCAAGGCGTCGCCGATGATCACGTCCGCGAAGTCGGCGAGGTACACCTCGGACTCGGTGCCGCCCCCCAGGTTGACCGGGATGGCGGTGGTGGTCTTGTACGGCAGACCGCGCAAGGTCTTGTTGAGCATCATTTCCGGGAACGCATAGGCGCCGGTGCTCGAATCGCGCAAGCTGCTCAAGTAGGTGGCGATGCGGGGCGGGAGAATCCAGCCAGGCTGCGTCATGCGAACGTTGGCGTTCAGCAGGTAGGTTTCCAGCTTTGCCAGGTCCAGAGTGATGTTGGCGATATTGACGGTGGCGTTCATCGCCGTGGTGTTCGCCGCCCAGTACCGCAAGCCCTTGGGCGCGTTGCCGGTGCCGGCGTTGCGGATAAAAGCCGCGTCCTCGGCGGTGGCGATACCGGACACCAGGTCATCACGGACCAGGGTATCGGCCTGCGGGCTGGAATAACGGATCAGGTCATTGCTGATCGGGCACAACGCGACGAGCTTGCGGGCGGTCAACTGCACCTGCCCGAACGTCGGCTCGGTGGGCGTGGCGTTGGTGTTTTCGCCGACATAGCTGGCGCTGGTGCCGCTGGCGATCTTCGGGATTTGCAGATTGCCGCCGGGCATCGTCAAGGTGCGGGCGCCCATGGCGCGGACCACCGACGCGGGACGAAGGAACTCGATGACATCGTTGCTGTACTGATCCGGGACGATGAACCCACCGGAACCCGCGCTGCCGGCGGCAAGCGCCTTGGCCAGTACCGGATCGTGGAAATCGTTCTCGGCAATGTCGGCCGGGTGACGATGACTGCCTTTCGATGCCGCTACGCAGCGCACCAGCCGGCTAAAGGCCGCGCCCTTGGCTTCCGGCTCACGCGGGGTAGCGCCGAAGCTCGGGTTGAAATCGACGGGCGGTCGGTCGCTGGGATGCTGGACGTAAGGCACGGCGGCGGCGGCTTTCATGCGCTGCACTTCCTCGACCCGCTTGATTTGCCGATCGATTTGCTCGACTTGGCTCTTCAAGGTCTGAAAGTCGGCCTCCTCGGCGTCGTTGAAATCGCGGGCGTTGCCCTCTTCGTCAACGGCGGCAGCCAGCAGAATATCCAGCGCATCGGTGGCCTCGGCGCGCTTGGCGCGCAATTCGGCAATCACATCAACGGCCATGAGTAGCTCCTCTTACTCGCAAGAAATTGTTGGCCGCAATGCGGCGGAATTGGGGCTGAGAATCGGGAATGGAGGCTGAGGCTGCCGGCACCGGCGGCGCCATGGAGCGACCCTCCACCAGCGCCATGGGGTGCATGGGGACTGGCACAATGGAGAACTCCAGCAATTCAGCGGATGCGATGTCCCATCCCCACGGCCGAGCTACTTCGTCCTCCGCCCATTTCCATTCGAGCGGGACAAATCCCACGCTGGCGGCGGAAAGGAATCCGGCCTGGATATACCGAAAGACCCGATCCGCGAACGGCGATAATTCGAGACTCGCGAATTCGGCGGTGGCTCGTAATTCGCCGCCATTGATCGTGACAGAGATGGCCCGCGCGACCGGCAGGCTGGCGTAGTCATGCGCGAAGGGCACCACGGGATTGCGCCGGAAGTTATCCAGCTTCCATCCCGCAGCCATAATGACATCGCCTTCGCGGTCGGGCTGTTCGCTGCTGATGATGAAATCGACCGTGCGCTTTTCGGCGTCAATGGCCTTGATTTCTGGAATCACCGCCATGCGACAACCCGTTCCGGCCGGGACGCCGCCGGATTTCAGGAGCGACTTGTAGGTGGGGACAGGAACGAAGGCATCTATTTTCATAGACGCGGTATATCAACGGCTCCTGTCAAAAAACTAGGGAGGTTCTTTTACGGGCATGAAAACCCCGCCGGGGCGTGCTCGGCTGGCAGGGGCGTCTGTCTTTACTTGGTGAGATGCTTCTCCGCCCACATGACCGCCTCTTCGGTTTTCATTTTCGCAATGGACAACTCGCGCGATTGCCCAATTGCGTCAATCAGATTGTGCAAATCAAGACCGACATCCTTAATTTTTTGCATGGACGCTTTCTCCTGATCGCTTAAAACTCGATACTCATGGCGCATCACGTTGTTAGCGACTCGATCATCTCCGGTACTGCTCACAAATTCACTCATTGATATTCTCCACGGGGGTTCCTATTGAGAGGTACTACTAGGGATACCGCTAGGCGTTATTCTGGATTTTCATCAAATTTTTTGCGTTTAGATGTCCGGCGCCTTGTTCGCAGAACCTATTGATTCGACTTTGCTTTCTGCCTGTTCTGTTCTCAAAATGTCCGGCGGAATGTCCGCTAAAGCTGCTTCTTGTGCTTGTGATACGCCACCGCCTGCCGGGTAATTCCGTGCATGGCGGCTATTTTGCGCGTCGATATGCCGCTGGCCAGCGCTAATTTGATGGCGCGAGCCCGTTCGGGTCTCTCGGAGCGAATATAGGGACGCTCACCGCTGAACTCGCGGCGCACCGAAGAGACGGCCGTGTCCAGAATATCCGCCTGGACGATGCCGGATAGGAAATGCCGGATGCGATCAAGCGGGTCGTTGTGGTCCATGGTCTCGCTCACGGTCGGCGGGCGATTGGGTTGGCGTGTTCGCGTTGGCGGCCGCTTGAGTGGGGATCGGCATTCCGGCCTCATCGAGCGGCGCCATGTTGGTCGGGATATACCGGACATTGCCACCGGGCACCGGATTACGCCCTTCCATGCTTCTGACTTCGTTCGGCGTGAGCGCGCCCGAGTAAAACATTTCCTTGACCAACGCGGTTCGAGCCGCGCTATCGGCTCGCTCCAAGCGAGTGACATCGTGCTGGATAAAGTAATCATCGCGCTCCTTGTCACTCAGCAGTCCATCTTCCAACGAGGCTTCCCATCGCTCCAGCCACGGGACCAGCGAGTCGGTGAGGTACTCCATGCTCATGGACTCGATATTCGCCCAGGTGGCTCGACCCAGATCCATGAGTTTGTGCGGCGGGACGCGAAAGATTCGGGCAATCTCGATGATCGAGAATCCTCGGCTCGCGATGTACTGCGCATCCTCGCTCGAAAGCGCGAGCGCCTCGAACTTCATGCCTTCCTCCAGGACCGCCACCTTACCGGCGTTGCCGATACCGCTGTACGCGGTATTCCACGACTCGCTAAGCCGCTCGGCCCCCTCCGGCGTAAGTTTTCCTGGGTGGGTCAGCGTCCCGGATGGCCTCGCGCCTTGCGCGAAGAGCTTGGCTCCGTAGCGCTCAGTGGCGATGGCCAGGCCGATGGTTTCTCGCGCGTAGGCGATGACGCTGACCCCGATGACCCCATCCAGCGACAAGCCAGGCGTCATGACTACCTTGGACTGGTCCAGGATCGCCGGCTCATTGCGCAGAAACCATGCCTCCGGCGTGTTCGGGGATCGATAGGACTGGAAAAATAGCTCGCCGTCGTTGACCATCACTTGCGTGCTATCGGGATGGAGGGGCACCAGCGCCTGTACCCGTCCGCGCTCATTGGTGGCTTTGTAGATGTAGGAATTCCCACGGAGCAGCAAATGCGCTTGCCCTTGCTCGCGAAACGAGAATCGAGACTGGTAGGGATTTGGACGCTTCGCCAGCAGCGGGTAAAGCCAGTGATTGCGCGCCGGCTCGCTGCCGCCTCCAGAGAGGCGCTTGTAGACCAGCAAGGGCAGTTTGGCCACGTCTTGACATAAGATGCTGACCGCCGCCAGCACCGCCGCGCAAGTCAACGCGGTTTGCGGAGTGACGGCAACGCCAGCGGTTACTGGCTCACCGCCCATGGCGCTCAAGAGCCACGAAGCCGGATTGGAGACGTTGGACGTGGTGGTTTTCGTCAAAGCGTCCGTCATGGAGGCGTATTGGATCATACGATGAGTAACCCGTCAGTTTCGTATCGAGAGGGGGGATCAGGTTCGACTTGGGCCATGGCTCGACCCACGGCCATAATCAACGCCACCGGGGAATCGATCTTGTTCTCCGCGCTTTCCTTGCGCGGGTAAATGCGCTCCTTGGCGTCCAGATGCGCCACCACATTGCTCATCTGCCAGGCCATGACTGGGCAGCCGTTATGCACCAGGGTCCGGGTCTTCACCCATGCCTGGAGCTGCTTCATGGGCTCGTTGAGATTCTGCAAGGTCTGGCTCACTTCCACCATCGGCAGATTCTTGGCGAGCAGCTCGGTCGCCAGTTGCGTGGCTTGGAACGGGTCGTAAGCAATCGCCTCCACACGCAGTAACCGACAAACCCGCTCAATATCCTCGCGGATGCGCGAGTAGTCAGTGATGTTCCCCGGCGTCAGGGTTACCAGCCCATCGAGGTGCCACGCATAATAGTGAGCATGGCTGGACGACGCCCCCAACATGACCGGGTCTTCCGGTAAGTAATAAAATCCGAATCGGACCTTGCGCTCGCCATCTTCGATGAGGATTTCCAAAGCGCACAGGTCAATCTTGCTCGCTAAGTCTAGCGCCAGCCAAGCGCGCCGTCCGGCAAACTGATTGAGCGTCAGCGCTGGATCAGCGCAAGCATCCCACTCGCGGGCATCCATCCATTGCGTGCCCGCGTTGACCCAGATGTTCATGCGCTTTGTCAAAAAATTGACCTGCTTAACACTGTTGTGCTGGGCCTCGAAACACGCCTCTTCCAGGTTCTCCCGCGATACCGAGACGCCCAGATTCGGATTGCTCTTGAGCCACACCCTGGGATCGTCCCAGCGGTCGCCAGGGTCCAGCGTGTAGATCGCGGCGAACAGCGAGGGGTCATCCACCCGCCCTTCCAGCACGCGATGACAATACGCCTCCATCGCGAAGCACGGCCCGGCCCGGTTGTAGCCGGCCGTGGTGGTGACCAGCATCAGGGGTTGCCGGCGTGATCCCATTCCGGAATACATCGCATCGTAAGCCCTGGGAGACTGATGCTCGTGGTACTCGTCCACGATTGCGCAATGTGGATTCTGTCCGTCGCCAGGGTCTCCCGGCAACGGCTTAAACGTCGAATTTGCCTCGGCGCGACTGATGGCCATGACGCCAGGGTCCAGGCCGTAATGGGCCATCAAATCCGGCGATCGCTTCACCATGGCGCGGGCGTCGGAGTACACGATCCCCGCCTGATCCTTCGTGGTTGCCAGCGCGTAGATTTCCGCGCCCGGCTCCCCGTCACCGCAGAGCATGTACAAGCCGACAGCGCTGGCGGTGGTCGATTTGGCGTTTTTCCGGCTGACGGATAAATAGGCCCGTCGAAACCGTCGCGTTTCATCGGATCGGCGCACGAACCCGAATAGATTAACCAAGACGAATATTTGGTGCGGTTCCATCCGCAATGTCTCCCGGCGCCGTGCCCATTCCCCCTTGACATGCGGCAACAGCTCAATGAACTGAATGGCCGACTCCGCATGATCCTTGCTATACACGAACACGCTGTTGCGCGCCCTGGCCGCCTTAAGATCAGCCAGGAATCGTTCAGCCGCCCGTTTGATCCAGCAGCAGGCGGGAATCCCGCGAGCGGCCAAAACTGACTTGGCGTAGGCGCGGGCAATGGCCAGAGAATCGCTCATTACGGAAATTAAAAAAAGATGCTCGGTTTGTAGTTGGAATCCGCGCCTTTCATCTACGCGGCCCGTTCCAGACAGGCCGCTTCGATAAATTTTTCAGGCTCGGTTCGCGTTTCGCCGCGTGGCCGGGAAGGCTTAGGCGGCAGCCGGAAACGCGGGGTTTCTCAGTAGGGGTTCAATCGCGGCGGCGACCGTAGGGTTCCACGCGCGGATCGTCGAAAGCCGCCACAGCTTCAGGGCGCAACGGCCGCGTAGATCGGGTTGCGGAATCCGCCCGTCTCGAATGTGGTTGATGACCGCGCCTTCGCCCAAGCCCAGCGCCAAAGCCAGATGCGCGGGCCGCAGCAGCGAGTCTGATTCCGTTTGGTTATCGATTCTGCTCATAGCTATAACTCCACGCTATGAACGAGAGCTTTAGGCGAGAGAAATACGTGAGATTCCTGATTTACAGGGATTGGTTTTTGGTTGTAACCTAAGACCAATCCATCACGTTTATCGCAAAAACCATCGTTCGGTTGTACGCGTCTCTCGCAAAAAGACCTCGTTCGGTTGTGCGTCGGTTGTGCGGTTGCGTAATGGGACTTGGCTGGTGTTGAACTTTCCTATGGTGCAAACGCCAGCCGCTATTCGGATGATCGGAATGGTAATCCCGGTGATCCATTACCAGCAAGGATACTGTATTTAAAATCATGACGCCAACAGTAGCTTGCCCCTACAAATTGGCGTGAAGCAGGAATTGGAATCCGCATGTTGTGTTCGTCGGTATCGCGCCTAATTGAGCAGCAGCCGGCGGAAGTTCCCATAAACCCATAGCAACAAAAAAAACCCCGTC